TTGCGCCGATGTGACCCCACGAGTAGGTCGTTCCGTCTCCCCCGCCTCCTCCAACTTGACTGGACCCGGCCGCTCCGTTTTGACCTGATGATCCGCCGCCTCCTCCGCCGCCTGCCGCCTTCGTCCCCGTACCGCCGCCGCCGTCACCTCCCTGTGACCCCGTCCCTCCGCTATCCGCGCCCCCGCCACCCGCTCCTCCAGAGGCCCCAGTCCTCGTCGACGCCCGCTGACTTCCTCCTCCTCCGCCACCAACGGCAGTTGCCGTACTCCCGAATACACTATCTGAACCGTTTGATCCAAGAGCCGAAGTGCTTGAAGAACCAGCTCCACCATCTCCAACAGTCACTGTATACGTTCCGGCGGCCAATGTAACTCCGGTGTCGTCAAACAAAATTCCACCGCCCCCACCACCTCCAGCATTAGTTTTAGCCCCCGAAGTTCCTCCTCCACCTCCACCTGCTACCGCCAAATACCTCACATCTGGTCTGGTAATAGGTCCCACGTCGTAAAGTCCAAATGTGCTACTTCCGACCGTGGTAAAAACATTGTATAGATTTCCAGTTTCGTATATGATTTTGTCACCGCCGTAGACTGGGGCGTATGGTAATTTATTGAGCCAAATTTGCGTGCCTTGTATGGTTGAACTGGCTTCATAAGCCGGATCTCCAGTGGTTCTGTTTGCTGCGATAGTACCGTATACTTGTCCAGTTCCAGAACTATTAGTGTCAGCAATTTGTGAAGGATTTCCGGAAGCGGGTGCATTTGCCGAATCTCTTAATATGCCGTCAACGAACAGGGTATTGACGCTACTATCCAAAACACTGAAACCCACCACAACCACTCTGCTTGTCGTGTTAGACCACGTAGCCGGAATAGGCCACGAGAGTTCTACGGTGCCTCCGACAACACTGCCGTCCCCACACGATGCGTAAAGTGTTCCAGACCACGTGTATATAATTGATCCATCGCCACTACCACCCAAATCAACTAGTATACCATCGTCGGCATCGCTGAGACCAACAACCATGCGCACGGTCGCGGATTTGTTTCCAGATATCTCAGTTATGGCTGACACACCCGTGACACTCCTGTCGGTGGCCGTCTTTCCCACGAGATCATCCCGGTCGCGGTTATAAAATTCACTCATGCTTATGTTGGTCGTGTTGTAGTTGATTGAAATGTTGGAATATGGCTTTATGGACCTCCCTCCGGTAGTCGATAAACCATATTCTGTAGCGATGTCACCAAAACTTATGGGTCCAGAACTAGGTAGAACCATGTTTCTCTAATATTCTATCAACCTTTTTATCCAGTTCCTTGATCGCTTCCACCACCAGCCCCATGAGATTCCCGTAGGCCAGTGAATAGTTCGTCTCCTCCGATCCCTTGACCACCTCGGGGAGCACATCCAATACATCCTGAGCCAAGAGACCCGCCGAGCGATTCCCGTGGAGCGTGTAGGTGTAGCCCGTGAGCCTCTTGATCTTGTCCAATGCACTCTCGATCACGAGCAAATCTTCCTTGTGCCTTTTGTCCGAAAATGCCGTGATGTCACCCGTCGCGCTTATCGTTCCTGTGACATTAACTGCTGCGGTTGATAATAAACCGCCCACGGTGACGAGATCCGAAGTTGTAGAACCCTGTGTAGTGACTTCCTGTAGTGTGGGTGTTGTTCCTCCGCCACCAGAAACGTTACTGAGAAGACCTCCGTCTCCGAAGAAGAAATTTGTTGCCACCACATTCCCTCCTGAAATAATATTTGCGGTTGCACTTAGGGTTCCATTCACGGTAGAATCTGCCGATGATGTAAGACCGGATGTAGAGAGAATTCCTGTGGATGTTAGGTTGAGACCCTGTACTGTTCCGGTCACCACAACGGAAGTTCCATCGATTGCTCCCAAAGAGGCAGTTGTCCCCTCAATGTCACCCGAAACGGTCAAAGACGCTCCTGTAAGTGAACCTGTTGACAAAATGGTCGCACCCTGTACCTGTCCTGAAACCGTCGCAGATGCTCCTGTAAGTGAACCTGTTGACAAAATGGTCGCTCCTTGAACCTGTCCTGAAACCGTCGCAGACGCTGCTGTTAAATATCCGGACGCCACTAGATTTCCCGTGGCGTTCACATTTCCTGTGGATGAAATAGTTGCTCCCTGTACCTGTCCTGAAACCGTTGCAGACGCTCCTGTAAGTGAACCTGTTGACAAAATAGTTGCTCCCTGTACCTGTCCTGAAACTGTCGCAGACGCTCCCGTAAGCGAACCTGTTGACAAAATGGTCGCTCCCTGTACCTGCCCTGAAACCGTTGCAGACGCTCCTGTAAGTGAACCTGTTGACAAAATGGTCGCTCCCTGTACCTGCCCTGAAACCGTCGCAGACGCTCCCGTAAGCGAACCTGTTGACAAAATGGTCGCTCCTTGAACCTGTCCCGAAACTGTCGCAGACGCTGCTGTTAAATATCCGGACGCCACTAGATTTCCCGTGGCGTTCACATTTCCTGTGGATGAAATAGTTGCTCCCTGTACCTGTCCTGAAACCGTTGCAGACGCTCCCGTAAGTGAACCTGTTGACAAAATGGTCGCTCCCTGTACCTGCCCTGAAACCGTTGCAGACGCTCCCGTAAGTGAACCTGTTGACAAAATGGTCGCTCCTTGAACCTGTCCTGAAACCGTTGCAGACGCTCCCGTAAGCGAACCTGTTGACAAAATAGTTGCTCCCTGTACCTGTCCTGAAACCGTCGCAGACGCTCCCGTAAGTGAACCTGTTGACAAAATGGTCGCACCCTGTACCTGTCCCGAGACGGTAGCAGACGCTGCTGTTAAATATCCGGACGCCACTAGATTTCCCGTGGCGTTCACATTTCCTGTGGATGAAATAGTTGCTCCCTGTACCTGTCCTGAAACCGTTGCAGACGCTCCCGTAAGCGAACCTGTTGACAAAATAGTTGCTCCCTGTACCTGCCCTGAAACTGTCGCAGACGCTCCCGTAAGCGAACCTGTTGACAAAATGGTCGCTCCCTGTACCTGTCCCGAGACGGTAGCAGACGCTGCTGTTAAATAGCCGGACGCCACTAGATTTCCCGTGGCGTTCACATTTCCTGTGGATGAAATAGTTGCTCCCTGTACCTGCCCTGAAACTGTCGCAGATGCTCCTGTAAGTGAACCTGTTGACAAAATGGTCGCTCCCTGTACCTGTCCCGAGACGGTAGCAGACGCTCCCGTAAGCGAACCTGTTGACAAAATGGTCGCTCCCTGTACCTGTCCCGAGACGGTAGCAGACGCTCCCGTAAGCGAACCTGTTGACAAAATGGTCGCTCCCTGTACCTGTCCCGAGACGGTAGCAGACGCTCCCGTAAGCGAACCTGTTGACAAAATGGTCGCTCCTTGAACCTGTCCTGAAACTGTCGCAGATGCTCCCGTAAGCGAACCTGTTGACAAAATGGTCGCTCCTTGAACCTGTCCTGAAACTGTCGCAGATGCTCCCGTAAGCGAACCTGTGGCGACAACATTTCCCGTTGCGTTTACATTTCCCGTGGATGAAATGGTTGCTCCCCGAACCTGTCCCGAGACCGTCAAAGATGGTCCTGTAAGTGAACCTCCGACCGAAAGCGTCCCTGTCGCTGTCAAGTTAGTACCTCGAATTTCTCCGACAACGTCCAATTTCTTATTTGGTGTAGTTGTGCCTATACCTACGTATGCAGATGGGTGACTTCCTTCACCACCAGAAATGAAAAACACACTATCACCTTCATCCTGAAAATCCACGACTGGCTGAAGTCCTGTTTGATTTGCTACAATAGCAGGACCGGTGCCTGCATTTTGAACATTCAGTGCAAATGATTCTGTGCTAGTTGAAGTTATAGTTACAACTCCACCAGAAACACTTAAATTTCCAGTAATAAGAACATCATCTGTTACAGAAAGATTATTTGTGTTAATCGTTCCGTCTACAACGGCATTCCCAGTAATGGATGCATCGCCAACAACGGTCAATTCTGTGACTGTATCTGCCACCAGATTAGATGTCGATATGGTTGCAGCAAAGACAGTTCCTGTGGTCGTCAAACCTGTCGTGGTGATGGTTCCGGTTGCTGGATCGGACTTAAGTTCTTTGTTCGAAGTCAGGTTGAAATTTCCATCACTCAATTGGATGACGCCCTTCTTCCCTGAAGCCGACGCACTTCCTCCCCCCTCTAAGGAGTTATCAATGGAACTCATACTACTAATTAAAGACATAAAAACATATTCAATTAATAACGATGGACCGATTTGATCCCAACGACGAAAAGCATGTTCAGTGGCTCAAGGGTTCTTTTGAAAAGATGGAGTCTTACACTTCACCTGATTCTCAAAAAAACGGCAAGGAGTTTGTCAAGTACGTAAACTCAAATCCATTTGGCTTGTCTGTCACCGCCAGTAACGTCATGGACTGGCCGATGATTCATTCTATGATTGCCACAAAGTATGCAAAGGCTGTGCTTACCGGTCAAGCCTGGCTACCCTAATATCATAGCCAGGAAACTGGTGACCTACCTCTGAAAGGAAATCCTTCATAATTTGAGTCCCCTGGTTTGACATAAAATCAACGTAGATCATTTGTTCCTTGTGATCCACATTGATGGGTATTTCAATACTTCGCATCCCATCAAAGTGGAAGGGGTTCACTGGTACCTCAATCGTAGTTGTCTCAATCATCTTGAATTACATTCTCATGTTAGTTTTAACCCTGTAGCCTTCGAACATCTTCTTGATCTTCTTGACGCATTCATCATGGAGGTCCCCAATGAAGTATCTGGACATCGTGACGATCACCATTTTTTCATCGTCATCCACCTGGGCGTCGAAGTCTACAACCCTGATACCCTCGAACTCCAAGGGCGAAACTTCCATGGCGATCGTCTCGTGTCTCATACTTAAAAATATAATGACTTTTATTTTTAAATATGCTCTACTACAGTTGCTTGTTCAGGAACGTGTCGCCGTACATGTTCAAGAAGCGCACCGAACTGAAAAGACCCACAAAACGGATGATCGAAAAACCACACAAATACGTCCATGACTGGATGGAACACGAAGAGCTATATTCTCGTCTTCACGATCAAAGGGTTCGTGAACAAGAGAACAAACTGGATGCCATGGAGATGTTCTGTAAGGAAGAACCCCATGCTCTAGAATGTAGGATTTATGACGTTTAGTGCTGAGCCAGCGAAAGAGCGAACGGATTATTGTCCAGCTGCTTGACGGCGAGTCCCAGGTTGTTTGTTCTGAAATCTGCATTTCCCTTGTAGGCATTGTTATTCTGCTTCCAAGTGATATCGTAGTTCTGACCGAGATACTGATTCCCAGCACCGCCCTCGATAACGGTCGAAGCGCTATCGCGAGTGTGTGTGGTGGCACCCTGAGCCTGGGTGGCATTCCCGCGGACGTTCATGCGACCACCAGGAGGTGTATAGCCCTTGTTGCCGCGGTCGGCGGGGCGCAGAAGGATGGTGTTCTGGGTGTTCTGGTAGGCTCCCTCGAACGAGTGAATGCCCGGAGCCGCCACGTCGTTGATCCTTGAAGCGAAGTTCGCCTTGTTTCGGGTAGGAGCCTCCTGAAGAGTTCCCGCAGAAACGAACTTCTTGGCCGCACCGAACTCGAGACCGTCCATCCGGGTCGAAGTCTCCGAACGGATCGTGGGTCGCTGAGTCTTCACGTACATCTCGCGTTCACGCTGACCGGTGAGCATGCCACCCTGTCCCTGCGCGCGACCCCTCTCCAATGGACGCTTGCCTTCTGCGCCCAAAAGCTGATAGGTCTTTTGAGGACGGTTCTGAGTAACCGTCAGACGCTCCGAACCCCTAGACACAAAGTCCTTGGCAGGACCCGACCTACCTGGAAGCGTAGTCAAGCGGTACGCGCCGACGTTGTTGGGCATCACGCGGAACTGTTGCTGGTAGCCACCGTAGGCGGGAACGTTGGCCGGGACGCCCAAACCCGGACCGACGAACCTACGCTCGGCGGACGACAGATTGTTCATGCGACTCGAGACATTCTGGCGGTCATACAAGTTATAGACGGGCTGACCAAACGGGAACTGAACATTGGGTGCCGTATCCTGAAGGGTCGCAACGATTTCTTTTTTCTGTTTTGATGTGTCGACATAAGGTCCAGATAGAATATCGGTCACAAGGGTCAAATCCTGACTCGGTGTATTGATATTGTTACCAAAAAACGGCAACTGCTGTGTCTCTCGGTTCGGAACGGGTGCTGGAGTAAAACCTTCTTTGCGATCACTGCTGGCAATTTGACGACCCGCCACAGCAATCCCCAACAAGGCCACAAGACTCAATGGGTCCATATTAAAACTAGAGTAGATTTTAAAAATCACTTGTATCTACGCTCAAAAAGAACGTTCTGGACCTCGGCCCGGCTGCTCGCGGGATCCCATGACCTGGTTCGGAGCGGCACAGAGCACGACATGTCCTTGGAGGGAAAGTCATACTCTCGACCCTGATAACCCTTCTTGAAGAAGGTGGTGGACTGAGGGCGAAGCATGTCCTCGACCAGGATCATAGGACCGGGAGCCCCCTTGCCCGCCATGTAAGGAGCCGTCCCGTAGATGGGCGTCGAGGCACGACCCGCGCCGGCGTAGTTGAGGTTGCTGACCACCGGAGGCGCGATCACATGATCGTAGGCGCAATCCACAGGCAGACTCTCGGCATCCAAAAGGACCTTTGATGTGTTGAGCTGATAAGCCATATTACTATCACCCAATATTTTAAGTACCGCTATTGCGTCCGCCATTTCCACCAAAACTGCCTCTGAGCTGCTGAAGTTCGGGCATCCTGGACTGACCAAACATGGAAGCGTCGTTGGGGTAGCAAGCACTTCCATCGTCCCTGCAGACCTTGTTCACCAACGGGGCGTAGGCGGATCGAAGGAAGGCACTCTGGTCATTGGGGATGGTCGTGGACGGCATGCTGTAAAAGGAACGGAATGCCTGATTGCGGCTCGAATAGACGTCCGCCTGATCCGTGGGGGTTCCCTCATTCAGAAACTTCTTCACCTTGTCCTTGACGGTCGGGTAGTAGCACGCCGCCGGGCGCTTCGGGTTGTCGGTGTAGTCCGAAAGAAGCACGTTGGCCATCGGATTTTCCTTGGTCGGCTGTTCGCATGCCTGTCCTGGGGTGGTTGCGTTGAAGCGTGCGCCCTCATTCTCAAACGAAGCCGGTCGCATGGCTTCCTTGATGCCACCCGCCAGGAACATGGACGCCATCACCATAATAACCGTGAGACCCAGGTAAATAACCCTGATGTCGCGATTAATCACATAAAGGATCGCCATGGTGTAGAGGATGAACCGAGTGGCGGCGTTGAGCCTCTCCACGGGGGTCTGCTTAGCCAAAGGCCAAAAGATCAGCACCTTGTTCTTGGCAAACAAGTGCGATGGATTTCTAAACCACGGTTGTTCCATTCTTATTTATTGACTAGTTAATTTTTTCACTGCGGTGGCTGCTGAAGAATCTTGGTCAGGTTGCCCATCATCGGTCCAAGTGCCTGCATGATCTTGTTCTCGTCAAGACCACCCTGACCGTCACCGAACTCCTTTTCAACCTTGGACGTCATCTCCTCCATAATCTCAGGCTTCATCAGATTTCCGAGCAGACCGGCCAGTGGATTCTCCTGTCCATCCGGTCCCTGGGGTGCAAACATCTGGTTGATCTTCTCCGGCGAAAAGTCCATGTTGGTTTGACGGGACGCCTGAATCTCATCCTCGCCGACGTTGTTTCCGAGGACGTAGAGTCCCTGGACGTATTGCCAGATTGCTGACCGGCTGTTGTCCGAAAGTTCAGACTTCCACATAGACTCGAGGTCGAGCGTCTTCAAAATTCCATAGCTACGTGAAAGTTCCTCGAAGATGCGCTCGTCTTGATTGCGAATGAGATCTTCATGGGGTTTCACATTCTTCATAAACGTTTCCAGGCAGACACCAGGGTCCTTCTTGATCAGCATGCCGACCGTATTCCTGTAGGTCTTCACAATGGTGTTCTCTGGGAACGTGTGAGCCAACTCATCCACAAACTGTAAAAGAAGCTCGTTGAATGTATCTACGCTGGCCATAGTATTATTTAATTAGACTAAAATCTTTAACTACATACCGCGACTAACTTCTGGAAAAGGTGTTTCGTAGATCTCCTCGCGCTGAGAGATTCCGAGATAGACTATCGTGCCCACCAAGATGGCATTCAGAATTGCTGGCTTGATCATGTCGGCATTCCTGGGAGGCGCCTCGCGATTGAGACGTGCCACCAACTGGATATAGGCCATTGTGATGACTGCACCGACCAATGCCGCGACCAAAGGATTTTTAAGCGAATCACTGATCATTATTAAATAAAGCAGATTTTAGTATGTTTAACGGTTCGCACTGGGGTTGATGGAAAAGTCCTCCTCTTCCTCCATCTGTGGCATGGGTGCCCTCTTCATGATCTTGTCGTTGAACGTGAAACTCTTGGTCTCTTCCTGAGACGCCTCGACTGGCTCCTCTGGCATCGGCAACGAAGGTTCCTCGGGTTCTGCGGGCTCCGTGGGTTCCATGGACTCTTCTGATATTTCAGGTTCGTCCTCCACCGGCAACTCACCATCGCCGGGGAACATGTCGGGCTCCGGTTCCATCTCCGGCTCGGGTTCGGGCTCCATGGGTTCGCCATTCATCACATCCACCGCATTCTTGTTCAGGTAGGTCTTCAGGATCTGATTGATCGGGAGCATCTCCTTGACCGTCTCCTCGACCACACCGTCCATTCGCTTGAGAAGATCCTTGCGGCGGTCGTTCCTGCTGACCACCTCCTGATAGATGTAAGGGTCCTCATAGATTCGCTTGGCGACATTGGTGTAGACGCCCAAAACGAATACGTCGTTGGTGGGAATCTTCAGCGACACCTTGCGGGAATCCTTGGAGAGCCTGACCGACGAAATGATCTTGACCGTAGCCACGAAGCACGCCGCCGTCATCTCGTCCAGACATCCACCACACCTGTCCACACACTTTCCCACCTCGCTATCGATCTGATAGTTGTTCCACTGAGGGATCTTGGCGAGTTTCTCTTGAAACGCCTTGAGCGTGTTGCGTCCCTGAGTCTCCACCTTGGATTCTGCGTAGAGCGAGTCCATGCAGTCCAGTGCACTTGGCAAAATGGTGGACGAAAGTTGATTCAAAAGTTCCTTCTTGGCTTCCACAAGAACATTAAGGTTATTGTCCATAGTTACTGATAAAACGTATTTAATTCAGCGATATTTGTCCGCGGCTTTTTTGAGGTTTGCCAGGGATGCAAACTCGTTCTCAGGTTCTTTGGGTTTGGACCTGGCTTTCTTTTTGGACGTCTTGGGATACCACGAAACAAACAATTGTCCATTTTCATACAACTGGGTGAAGAACCCGCCGTTGATGAACTGGCGCTCGACGTACTGGGCTGCCTTGTCCAGGTCGAATGAAGGAAATCCTATAAGGAACGAAGGCACCTGCACCCAGGTTTCGTGCAGTCCCAAATCGGCGACTTGCCTCACCTTGGTGCTGGCGCGTTCGTATAGCTCCGTATAGAGTTTCTTTTTTAGCTCTCGCTTTCTGTGGTCGATCTGTTGTACCTCGTCCACTCTCAGAGGCATTGTCTACTAGTTCTAGAGTTTTTCCTATCGCAAATAAGGCGTAACCGGGGGATTGAATTGACCCACGTCCGCCGTGGCGGTTGCCTCATAGGTCTGGAAGTCCTCGCCCCACTTGTCCTTGATCGCCTTCTCGGCAAGTACCAGGGCGCTCTTCTCGGGCACGTTGGCGTTGGCAATAGTGTCATAGGGCATCCATTCACCCACCTGAAGTTGATTCTGGAAAGCTTTGATCTTATCGCCATCTTTCAAGGGCTGACTAGTTATTCCCTGAATCTTGATGCCAGTCTCGTCGCCCATGGCAATCACGTCCACCTCGGTGCCGTAGAAACGCTCGGTCTCAAGGAGCAGGAAGCGACAGCGGTAGGTCGCCGGGACATTGTCTGGGACCGTGGCGTAGTCCTGGTCGCGCTTGAGCGTATCGAGGTAACTTATAAGGGCAGTCCGAGCCAAGCGTTCCTGTTCGGTGCCGTTGCCGTCCCTGGTGAGCACGGCGTCCTTGTCGCGCGCCTGAAGGAACTTGACATAGGCATCGTAGACGTCAGGGCGCTTCTGTTTGAGTTCCTTAATCTTGTCAGGGGAATCAAACACCTGGATGAACACGGTCTCGATCGGGAACATCTTGAGACCATTCTTGTCATATATCTCCTGCACCGTGGCATCCAAAATCTTCTTGATCATCAGTGCCTTGACCGCCACGTCCTCCACTGGGTTTCCAGTGATTTCAAGGTCGCCGTCGGTGATCACTCCCGACACGGCGGGGCGAAAACCAGCAAACCCGCGATCCCACCTGAGTCCCTCGCGGTTCTTCATGACGTACAACACGATCGCGACCGCCAGTGCGATGAAAAATATAGTCTGCATACGCATCTTATATTATGGTGCGAAATTATATCCCCTGATAAATTCACCGCCGCTTGTAAGGAAGCATGTTTGCTATCATGTTATATAGTCCTAGGTGTCAACACTGCCTTGAGATATTCAAACTTTTGGATCAGTGTCCCGTGAAGGATCAAATCAAGAATCAAAACATCCACGAAGAACCTATTCCAGAAGATTACCGCAAGGTGCTGACCCACGTCCCAGCGCTGATCACCAAGGACGGGAGACCTTTGATGGGACCGGAGGTCAAACAGTGGGTTCTCTCGATGATGCCAACCGAAGTGGAATCCTTTGACCATTCAGCCTTTGCTTCATTTGACGGAAACCCCAATTCGGCACCTGGTCTTTTCGATTTGGAATCCTATGGGACTCCCTTGGCACCCCCGATGACCCCAGAGTTGGAAGCCAAGATAAACAAGAAAACCACCAATTGAACAAATGATCTCCACCCCTGAAGAAGTTCCAAAGTCACTTGGAAATGTATATTCTTACAAACAAGGCTACTCGTCGTGGAAAGAGTTTATTGCCGATCGTGGAGAAGAAGGATTCAAACAATTTCTCAAAGACCTTTATGATCGTGACTACTTAAAGAAAACACGCACTCAATCTAGTAAATGTTCTTGAAGACGATTCAAGCATCAGCATTTAAAAACATCTTTGAGGTCTTGAAGGACATCCTCAACGATGTTAATGTATCTTTTAGCAAAAAGGGGATTCACATGCTAACCCTTGACAATGCTCGCACCGCGATGGTGGAACTCTTTTTAGATTCCAGTCAATTTGAAGAATATTTATGTGAACATGAAATTATTGTTGGGATTAATACTACCAACGTATTCAGAGTTTTGAAGTCGGTCACGACCAACGATGTATTGATAATGAAAATCGAAGAGAATCATGTGCTTAATATTTCCATTGAGAACAGTGGAAAGAAGAGTCGAAGTCACTTCAATTTACGCCTTCTGGATATCAATGATGAAATGTTCGATGCTCCCAACCTTCCCGTGATCAGTATCACAACCTTCCAGACCGTGGACTTTCAGAGACTCTGTAGGGATATTTCACATATTGGTTCTGAACTGACCATCGAGCGTTCCTACAAAAAGGTTGGATTCAGGTGCACAGGAGACTTTGCAGAGCAGTACACCGAATATGATATAGATTCGGACACCACTAAGTTCGAGTCCATGAAAGATACATTTTCTTTGAAGTACCTCAATTTGTTCACCAAGGCTACTTCAATGTGTTCGAATATGAAACTTCTCCACCACGGAGAGGAGATGCCTCTCGTCCTGGAGTACAAGGTTACTTCTCTGGGTGAACTCAGGTTCTACCTGGCACCAAAGTCTGAGGAGTAAGTTCTTCGTCCTTCTTGATGATAATCTTCTTACCAAACATATAGACGTGCCACTCATCCGGCACCTCCTCGTTCGCGTCAAATAGATCCTTCATGCGGATGTCTTTGACGTTGTGAAAGTCCGACCTCGGTCCGGCGTAGCGAAGAAAACGAGCGGTATCCCACATGATCACCTCACCATCTTCCATGACAGCCTCGACCTTTTGAATCATGATAGGTCCCTTCATCCTGGGTTCATCCTCATCTTCGGTGACATCATCAACCCTACGCATGGGATCCCTGGTCACCATGGAATAGGGTGCGTCACGAAATGTATACTCTTGCTCATAGCGAATGTTCTCGATGCAGTCGGGCTTCTTTCTACGAAGGACGTAAATAGCATCTCTGAAGTCAGGGTAGTAACACATGGTGTAGGTCTCACCAGACTTCATAAGGGGCCAGCCATCCATGACCCTCTTCCAGTCGGGTGAAGGGAACATACAATCACGCTTTGTATTGATATCATATATCATTTTCAAAGGCATCGTGAGACGGTAATGGTCCTCATTGTACCACCACCCAGCCAGCTTGATGAGTAAATTATACATTTAAAGTTATAGTGACATTTTTCTTTAAATGAGTTTACTCGAGAGGTATCACGCCAAGCTAAAGGAATATGAGAATGATCCCTCGACACTTCATGACTATATCACTATGGCAGCGCCCTTCATACACAGATATCACGAGGAAAATTGTAGACGCGATATATTTTTGGAGTACATGCGCGTCGTGGAAAAAGACATCACGACGGTGACTGATAATGATTTTATTGACAACAATGCTATTCAGGTGGATAATTGTAAAAAGTGCAACTCCACAAATGTTTACGAAAATGATATTGATGGTGAAATCGTGTGTCAGGACTGCGGTGCATGCGAAAAATATATAGCCACCAGATTGTCTTATCAGGATGAACAAGACATTTCAAAGAATACTCAGTACTCATACAAAAGACAAAACCACTTCAACGAGTGGGTTCAACAATTTCAGGGGAAGGAGACAGCAAATATTCCAGATGATTTGATAGAACAATTGCGTTACGAATTAAAGAAGCAACGGGTCGAGCAGGTTTCCAAGATCACCCACGCCAAGGTGAGGGGTCTCCTGAAAAAGTTGCGTCAGAATAAATACTACGAACACATTCCTTACATTGCCAACATTCTTACCGGAGTGAGGCCCCCCGAGATGCCAGCCGCCCTAGAGGAACGCCTTAGACTCATGTTCAATGAAATACAGGAACCCTTTGATCATGTCTGTCCCAAGGACCGAAAGAACTTTCTGAGTTACCCCTACGTGCTTTACAAATTCTGCGAGTTGCTCGGTGAAGATCAATATCTTCCTTATTTTCCTCTTTTGAAGTCCAAAGAGAAACTCACTCAACAGGATGTCATCTGGAAGGACATGTGCAAAATACTCAAGTGGGAATTTATTCAAACCGTATAATAAGTAAGGATGTCGTCCTACATGAGACTGAATGACGGGATTTCCCTCAATAAGATCAACCCTTATGCCGACCCCATGGAATTCACCCCTGGCGTCCCTCTGGGTGGTGCCTACAAGACGGTCTACGCGCCGTCCAGTGAACCCCAGGTGGCACTCGTGAACTCGGTTCGTCCCACAGGAGATGCGCTTGGGGGACCTCTCGAGACCCAGATGGCAGAGCCGAGTCCTGGTTGCGAGAAGACCATCGCCGCGGGGTGGAGGACCCCTTACTACTGCACGCCTGGCTCCCAGGACTATCCTCTCAACCGGAAGCCCGTGCCAGAGCGCATCTATTCACTGCCTCCCTGGGCCATGACACCCAAGGTCAAAGACGATTCGATCCTTGTAAAAAATGAGGGCATGACAGGAAGCATGGATATCGCCAACCTTGCGGGCAGTGCCGCCGCTACTATACTCATAGCCCTGAGTATTATGACGCTCATCAAATTTTTGTAATTTTGTCGCCCTCGATTTTAGGATTTCGTTTTTCTATTGTATCCCTCTCGGACTGAATTTTATTCAGGATACCTGCACACTCGTGAAACTCCAGTTGGATACAAGAGGTACACAGAGACGTGTGATCACAGTAAGCACATGGAACGCAGATCATATTCTTCTTCTTACAGTGACCACATCTCATATTAAAGAAGTGGCGAGTCTTACTTTTAAATATGGAAGCCAGAAACTTTCGAACCTTTCTTGGAAACATCATCAAGGCGCATGATGCGATCCAGGGATCCAAGCCCACAATGCCCAGAGTGTCCACGATGACTGTCATGGGAGGCAGAGACGGCATCACGACCCCTCTCGCGACTTTCAAAGAGAAGTTCGTCGACGGAACCGGTGGTTGGAACATGGGCACTACACACTTTAACAACTCACTGACGCTATCAAAGGATGTCGGTGAAACCAAAAAGCGCTCGGTCAAGTTGTTTCCCAACGGGAAGATTCATGTGACAGGATCATCTACACCCATGGAAGGACTGGACATCATCCAGGAGATTCAAAAAATAGTAGATGAGGTCTTTCCTG